ATGAACAAACGACCAAAATGTAACTCGTAATGAAGCTGCCATAATTTAATCTCCTTAATCATGTCCAAAAATTCTTCTGTAATTTTTTCTGTACTGTGCGTTTGCCGGTTGAGCCATAATTTTAGTCCTTTGAGTAGGCTCACCATTTCTTGTGCAATATCCAGCCTTTGCGTTTCTGCGCAGAACTTCTTCACGGACACCGCTTTCGTTCCAATCAACTATCTCACCGGAATCACCTTTTGCTCTTTTTAAGATTTCCAAAACATAAACCTTTCAAGATAGACCAACGCCGCCTTTTTCCAATCAATTTTGTCTTGACGTTTCTTGTATCCGCAATCTCTACATTTGCGGTAATAAACGCCATCTATTAGGCGAATCATAAACATATATGAGCTACATTTCGGACAAGGCGGTGTTGGGCTAATTAAACCAGTCCCAAATACCTGTGCTGGATTCATTTTTTCTTCTTCTCTTCTTCTTTTGCTTTTTCTTTTGCTTTCTTGCTTTCTTCTATTAGTTTTATTTTTGGGTTGATTCCCATAATAAACTCCTTAACAAAGGGTTGGGGCCGGGAAAAAAATGAACCGACCCCTTCCCGATTAAACTTAAATGCTGCACATCAGCATAATCAATGGGCCTGCGGTTGCAGTGCTTCCTGCAAGTATCCAACCTGCAATTTGACCTGCCGTCTTATCCGAATCCTTAAACAAACAAGCATTTGAACCCCATTTCAAACATCTTTGGTCGTCGCCACCATCAAGGTCTACGCCGCCACTAATATAGGCTGGCCCCCAAGTCTGGAGCCAGAATTTATATGTGGCAGCGGCATTCTGGGCCGGAACTCCCATCCAACCTCTTGTCGCTATGGTAGCCTCACTTAATTCACGATATGGATTCTCAAAAACCTCGAAATCATCGTTTGTATCCAAGGCTTCCGGTATCGCACCGTCAAGGTGTATTATCGTAGTTGTATCTACTGATGCCTCGTTACCAATGATGCCAAATAACCAAGTGTTATCTGTGCCACTGTTGTTGTTTATCATCAAGTAACCACCAGCTAAATCGTCAACTGAGCGACTACCAACCGCTACTGTACAACTTCTTGCACCAGCACCGGTAGTAACAGCATTGGTAGTCCAACTAAGTGCGGGGGCTTCTGTGGCCGCAGCTCCGTGATAGGAATAGCAAGCCACGACAGCGTTACCATACTTAAAGACTCGGCCATCCCAAGTGATATGGCGAGTACCATAAATATAGCGCTGCGTAGTCTCATTGGTACGAAGGCCAAGAGCAAGACCGTGGTCTCCACCAACGGTAGTGTAATCGTGAGGCTCGCCACCGTCTAAAATCGGTCTGTGTGGAAATGTAAATATCTTAGACATTTTAATTCTCCTTAAGGTGTTTCGAGGTCGATTTCGACCACCGCCGGGCCTTCGACCCTGGTTGCACCGAGACTCTGTTCGACATAAACCTGCACGCTATAACATTTGGTGGGAAGCTCATCAATTCTGACCATCGGCTCCTCGGCAATTGAAAGCACGATAGCGTCTTGAGCAAAAGCAAAAGAAGAAGTAGCACCTGTGTCCTCGGCGGAAACAGGAAGTCTTGTATGCTTTATGAACTTGAATCCCATAAATGTATCTAACTGGCCTTGAGCCAGCGCTCTTACAGTGTTATAGTCCGCACTCTTAACCTCAGTAGTGTTGAGTAACTGGTTGATGTTGTAAGGGTTGCAGAGGAAATAACGCTGTCTTGCTTCGTCGATTTCCGCATCGTCAAGAAGCTGTTTGCAAGTCAAAAGTTTGGCGATAGTAAGTGGCGTTTCGGTGACGGCCGTCATTAAACCGCCAGCGGGTGCTATTGTGCCATCAGACCTAACAAGACGACATTCACCAACAGCGGAATTCAGAATAGTCGTTCCGCCCGTGTGACCACCGTAAGCGGCCCCATAGAGAGCAGCAATAATAACATCGTCAATCTGTCGATTAGCGGCCATTACTGCGTTCTGGGCGTATGTCGATTCGGGGTCGATAAGCATTTTGAGCTTATCTGTATTATCAATCAAATCGGCCCAGTTGTAGTCTTCTACCGTCAACTTGCGTCTTGAATGCGGAGTGTCAATCTGCGGGGTGTTCCCGTGTCGAACATTTTTCGGCTGCATCGACGTAGCACCGATTCGCTCGACATACATTGTGTCGCCAGTCATGTCTTCCATCCTGCAACATCCCCGCAGTGTCGCTGTTTTCTTTTGGGATAGGACAATAATGTTGGACTTGAACTGGTCAACAAATGCAGTTGTGATTTGAACACTCATTAGAATACCTTTCTAATTGTCGTTTCAACTGCTCGGAATGGTAATCCGACAATCGGGCCTATCCTACCTATCGCTGGTAAGCGGGCGGTTTACCGCCGTTTCTTGGGCCTCGAAAGGTAATCCAATGAATCACTGGCTTATCTGCCAGTGGGTGTTACTTTATTTTTTTCCTGAAATAACAATGAAACCTTTTTAACCATAGCCTTATGTCCTGGGTGTCTTCTGCTTTGATAGGCTTCAGTCTGCATTTCTTTATCAATCTCCGCCTGTATATCGCCGGGAGTAGCAATATGAGATTCTACAATGTCCCCATGTTCGGCGAACTTGCCTCCGATATTGGAAGAATATTCCATAAAATCAGGATTATCGCCGAGTCTACCTCCGCCTTCTAATTTTATATTCAAAAGCCTATCTTTGAATTCTGCATCACCACCAGTTCCTTTTTCGATGGCATAATTTCCTTGGTGTTTTTTTGGTTCATAGGCAGCGCCCCATCTTCGGAATAAACTATCCTTAGATTCCTGTTGATAAGTAATAATCTCATCGTTCTGGGCTTTCAAGTTAGTTAAAATATCAAGATTGCTCTTCTCGAATATTGTATTTACCTGTTTTTGATTAAGACCTATTTTATGGAATAACTCCATCCAGCTAAGAGCCAATTCATCGCTCCATTGCTCCTCTGGAAAGTTTTCCGGTCTGGTAAGGTTATAATCCGTCGCAGTAGGTGGTCGGCCACCAGCTGTATGCCAGGCTTCCATTTCCTCATCGGTAGTGTTCTCGTTGGGAATAGATATTTTATCCGCACCAACCATTCTTTTAGTCGAAACAACAATTCCTGCCAAACCATCCACATTTTTGATAGTCTGCAAAGTCTTGTCTTCGTGCAGGGTCTCATCTGATAACAATTTCTGCCAATCCTTCACGAAATTGCCATCTTCCCCTATCATAGAGACGGGAGTTGCTTCTGATGTACCACCTTCTGTTGTCGTGGCGGTTGCTGTTACTGGGTCAGGCATCATTTATCCTTTCGTACAAAATGTTTTTTATTTCCTGGTTTATCCAATAACTCGTCTGCTATAAAAATCGGCAGGTCAAGATTGAATACTTCGGTGTTAACGAATATACTTTTTGAGCGGCATTTGGGGCATACGAGTATTTTGCCGTCTTCTACAGCAGGCATCTGGAATCTTTCTTTGCAATCCTGGCATTTGTATTTTTTCGCCTCCGGATGGTTCTTAAAGAATATAGCTTTTTCTTCCGCAATTTCGCAGAAGTATGTCTCACTATCAAAGTTGATTTGAATGACCTTTTTATTTACTACCTTTGACGGCACTTCTGATGCTTGTGTTGCTATAATCTGCAACAACTGCATTTGATTTTTTAACACATCAATTTCTTCCCGATGCCTTTCCTCGATTTCCGCTATTTTCTTTGCGTTAATTGCCTCTGGAGTCATATCTTCTTTAGCCATCTTCATTTTCCCTTTCGTAATTTATTGCCTTAGTTTGTTTGACCTCGTATGGGTCTTTTTTTAACTGTGCGTATATATGAACCAAAACACTTCTTTGTCCATTCTGATAAATCATCATATCTTTATCTAATCTTCCTGTATTATCAAGAGGAACGATTGCAAAAAGCACTCTTGACAATCTTTTTATATCATCGAGGACTCTCTTGCCTGCTGGCGGCTCGAAAGTTTGATTATAGTCGATAATCAACTGTTTTTCATCTTTGTCTTTTTTCATTTTCGTGCGGGTTTTCCGGTCGGTTTCCAGCCATGAGCTATCGCTCTAAGTAAATTCGCCTGTCTTTTCGCCTTTTTCTTCGTTGTCTTTTTAGCAGAAACCTTACCACCGTGAGTAACTCTATATCCATCGACTTTTTTTATATTAACTGGCATTATGCAGTCTCCATCAATGCACCGGCAACTTTTTTATGTTTTTCTATGTAAGAAATCGCATTTGCAAGAAATTCTATTTTTTCAATTCCACATTTATTACATATTTTCATTTTGCAACTTCCATAAGTTCTGATGCAGGAGAACCTTCTTCAGGCGCTCCTGTGGTCTGTCCGTAGGCTTGGGCGGCTACCTGGGCCGCCTCAAGCGCCTTTTGTCGCTGTAGCTCGGCCTGACGTGCCTTCCTGATAGCGTCACGGTTGTCCTCAGACTTTATATCTTCGGCTCTCATACCCAACTGACGGCATAGATTCCTGAATCCTTCGTCCACGTTTATATTGTCCATTATCTCCGGAATTGATTCTTTCATTTCAAGTCCTATGGCAACGCCTTTCTGGTAAGCAGCGGCCTGGCCTGAACTAAGGGCGTTGGACATCAGCCCCAAATATTCAATCTCCACCGTCTCCAGACCTAAAGGCGGTTTTTCAATCTCCCCGTTATCTATGAGGAGTATTAAAGTCCTTTTCAGCATCGGTTCGAGATGCTCAGTTTGATACCGACCCACCGGTTGACTTGCTCTGCGAAGTCCTTCCAATTTTCTCTCCCGTATCTCAGGGACAGTCCTTCTGTCGCCCTTGAGGTCTGTTATGGGATTGAAAACATTCTTATAGAAAGCCTTGTGGATTATCTCCTGCTCCATTTCAAGTATGTCTTTGGTGATAGGGAAGTTGCCCTGAATACCTTGGATTGGAGCTATCGAGGGTATTTCCATAACATTGTTTCTCGCTCCGGCAAAAGTTTTAATTTCACCCTCGAATGATTCCAAGACTTCCAACGGTGGTTTGTTGTGTTTGTCGCCACATTCCACCAAACTACTTTTAATCTGTTGCAAAACTCTGATTTGCGGAAGTATCTGTGTCCCAATCCCTCTTCCGAATATCTCGCCGGTAGTCACCATCCATCGGGCGGGATGGTACGGAAATTCAGGAAAGCCACCTTCGTCAATTAGATGCTTATGCTCCACGTCGATATAAACCGATTCCCAGGCCATATTCATCGGGTCTTCGGGATAACCAAGATTTCTTTCCCCCCGTGGCCGGACTATGTGGAGTATCGGGAATGAGTTCTCTCTTTTCTTAGGGTCGTCATAAGCCTCTTTTATTTTCTTTCCGGCCTTGTCACCCCACTCCTGAACACACTGTCGGGCGGTGAAAAGAAATTTTATCATCATCGTATCAATCATGCCCTTACTATTGGTGAGCATTATGTAAAGGGCTATGTCGTAGTCTTTGAAATTCAAACCTCCGGCCTTGATAGACCATTCGGAAAAGATATTACCAGTCCCGAAGACTACAAGAGAACGCATAAACTCGCTTTCTTGCGCCATAAAGTTAGATGAGAATAAAGCTCGATGTTGTTTATCGGTTGCCCTTGCACACCAATCGTCATATTCGTCGGATTGACCACCGATGTTATCTTTCGATGTGTTCCATTTGAAAAAGTATTCACCGGCGGGAATAAGCGCAGAAAGTAAACCATCGGCCATTTCCTTGGAGTCAACTACGGCAGTTGGGTCAAGAAGGGTCTTTGTCTGTTGAGTGCCCCTGTAATTGATAGTAGTTATATTACTCTCACGGGGGAAGGCCAAATCAGCGGTCTCTTGCCATAGATTACGAAAGTTGCCGTTCTTGTTCCACTCGATGTCGTATGACTTTATGTATTCTTCTGCTCTATTAGCCATCAACTTATCCATTCCCCATTAAGAACCTGTTCAATACGTTCAAGAAATAACCTAATCCTATGAACTGTCATTATGCCGTTATTATGCAAATGGCCACAATGACAACATAAATTATCACCGACAATCTGTGGGTCTTGCAAGGCTTCTTTGTAGCTTACCTGCATTTTCAAAAGTTCAACCTTTGGAATAGAATTAAGTATTTCACGCATCGTCAAATATGATTTTGCGTAACTAAATAATATTGTATCAGCTTCAATTGTTTTCATTTTTATCCTAACAAAGTCTTGCCCGCAGTTTCTGGTTCCAACTCGCCGGTTATGATAGTCTCAGCCCTGCCCTTTTTCTTTCGGGGCTTGTCGCCTGGACCTTTGATGCCTTCGGATACTATCTCAGGCGGTTCCTTGACTTCCGGCATTGTTATCGGTTCGGGTTTACTGAATAATCCGCCCATATTAGTTTTCCTCTTTTTGTTCGGGAGATGTTTCCTTCATAATATCTTGATGCCCAAGAGATACAGGTGAGCCACCGCCACCTGATTCGGCTTTGGTGGGTTCGGCAGTATAAGAAGTTTGCTTGACCCGAAAACTCACAACGTCCAGGACGCCGCACACCTGTTCGGTGGTCATTCCTTTTGCGATGTATTCATTGATTATATTTGTTACGTCAGCTGCTAAGTTATCCATTTTTTCCCTTTCAACCTAAAACATAAGATAATATTCTTGCGGGTAAACTCATGTATTCCCTATTGTATTTCTTAATCATCTTTTTCTTACTTCCTGCTAAATTATACTCTTTTAACCTTCTTCGTATTTCTTCTGGTAAAGGTACTGGTTCGGATGGGTCAGACATCACACATACTTCACAATCACATAACCCAAGATAAGCAACAATGCAATGGTCACAAATCCATCCAAGTTCAATAGATTCATCTTCAGGGTCTAATTCAAAACTTCCTTCTTCTTCATCGGGACAGGATTTTTTGCACCAATAGCATTCTTTCATTTTTCAATTGTACCAGCTCCTATTATTAGCTACCGTCTGTTTGGGTTTATAACGATTCTTTCGGGACGTTACAATACCAATCTTTTTAATGTCCGCCGCCAGATAGAAATAATTCAATGCGTTTCGGTAATGCTCGTCTCCCAGTTTCTTGTACCTGTAAATACTTAACTTTGTTTTCTTGTTAGTTTCCAAGACTTTTGCCGTTGCGCATAGTTGGGTGGCGAACTCCTCGATTTCGGGACATATTCTCGGTATGACAAGAATGCCTTTTTCCGTTACCATCCTGTGAGTAGCATCGAATATCTCGGTTCGATTGACCTTGACTATCCCAGAATTTTGATTATATATCCAGCCAAGGGGGGTGCTTTCGTTGTATTCGCACAACCATATCCTGTATCGCTCCTGGGCTTGAAACTGCCTTGCGGCGTCCTCGTAGGGTCTAATATCAATTACCGCACTTTTCACATTGAACTTCTCAGCCATCACACTAATATCGTGCCAGTTTGAAAGCCGGGCTGTCCGGTAAATCTGGTAGCTATTCGGCCCCGTCCTGCCGCCAATTATTATGTGCTTAATCTTTCCAACATCGACACCCATAGCACAGGGGCCGTCGTGGGAAGACACTGGAATTCTATCGCCGCAGCATTGGAATACATCGCTCTTTCTAAGCCTGTCCTCGGCGGCGATATATGCCTGACCCAAGTCAAGCCGGTAAACATCACCTAAATTCCCCCTCGGTGGATTGACGTACTTCTCAAGTATGTCGGCGGGGTCGTGAAAGATTGACGTCAACTTCGACCATCTTCTGCCTACGATTTTCCTGCTGGGATATGCGGCAACCCATTCGCCAGGCCAGATACGAAGCTCCTTACCGCATTTCTTGCACCCTATGTACCCCGTGCCATCGTCCCTTATCTTGACACAATCTGGAAATTCAAGCTCGGCAGAGGTAAACTCACGGCAGGATTCGCACTTGCGATGCCAATGCCTTTGGTCGGACTCCTGAAACTTGGCATCTATACCGAAATCAGGGATAGTGGGGTTCGACAGGAAATGCTTCTCCTGAATCATCGAATGACCCATACGGCCTTCGGCCTTCAGCTCAACGTCATCTTCCATCAAGTCAAATTCATCGAATACCACACAGTCAACCGGAATAGACCTCAATTTGGTCGATTCCTTATGTTCGCCCTCTATCGCTTGGGAAAGTCTCGCACCCCTGAGATACAAAAAGGCATCGTTGACTTTCTTCAAGGCGGCGGTATCGGTGTCCTTGACGAACCGGCCTATCGAATACGGATTGGCCTGAATGAGAGGTTTGAATCGGGACTTGCTAAAATCGTTTACATCATCGTTAGTCGGGAACAGATAAAGAACTCCGCTCTTATAATAATTGTGAATCATACCGTGAAGGCTCTTAAAGACGTAAATCTCGGTAAATCCTCCCTGGGTGGCCTTTATGTCCACGGTCGTTTTGTGCCTTTCGCTCATAATATCAAGCTGATATTCGTGGTTCTCGAATGAAAACACCCCGCTCTGGAGCTTAATCTTATTGAAGACAGCCCAGTATCCGGCATTCACTTTCATAGAATCATCAAAATTTTGCTCGGATATTAAAACCATTTAATTTTCATTCCCATATAATATCTGACACCTATTTTGTGAACTTCATTAAATTGATTTTTATCAACTAATATCCATTTATCTTCTACATCGTTCTCCAAAAAATATCTGTACAAAGGTAGAAGAAATTTGGCAAAAGACGCCAATAGTTTGTCTTTCTCAGTTGCATCAAGAAATTCTTTACGTAAAGCATCGAGACGCTTACTGTAATAGCTCGCTGGGAAAAATATTCTATTTATCCATTCCATTCGCTATCTTCTCGATTACTAACTTCGCCAAATCCGCCATCCGACGCTCAATCCGCTCGATTACCGAATATACCCACTTCTCGGAATGCAGGTATTCGACAAGCTCCGTGTACTCCCTGGCGGCCTCGTCGATAGTCAAATCCAAATTGGTGCTTATTTTATGCTCTTCTGTCATTTATTCTTCTGTGGCTGGGGTGAAATTGCCTCTACTTTTGTAAAATTCTCCTGCTCCAAATCAAGCGACTTCTTTTCATCGAACTGTGCCCAAGCTTCATCTTTTATCACTTCTTGATTTTTACCGATAGGATACTCTACTATAACCGTAGCTCGCCAAATCTCCCTACAAATCATTGTTACTTTATATTTCATTTTTTCTCCCGTGGCTCCTTACAATCACAATCTTTAATATCGCCAGTCTCGTAATATCTGCATTCTGCCGTATGTCCCGTATTGCCTTCTGTCATTTATTCTCCTGTGGCTCTGATGTATTTCCAATACCATTCACTTATATCCAATCTTAATTTTGCCCAACGAAAATACCATCTCAATCGCCAATTGCTTTTCATTTTCCTATCAAGGTCTGCAAACATATCTTCTATATCACTCATTTATTCTTCTGTGGCTGGAACTCTAATAATATCATCTCTCTGCGGCCATAAAATTACAGAATCGTTTGGATGCTTAGAGCAAGGCACAACATCTAAACGCAAACTATGAGAAGAAAAACAATTGAGTTTCATATCTAAAACCTTATGGCATTTAACGCATCTACCTTCAAAATCCCATTCTCGTTTACTCATACTTCCATCCTACGGCCTCTCAGGAACTACTGTGGGGGCTGGGTGAGGTTCTTTAACCTTCAAATCCTCGTAAATCTCCCTCGAAACCGCTATGTAATACCGGCCGCCCTCGAGATTTTCGTCAATTCGTACAGGGACACCCTTAAATTGATTGACAAATGAACTACGCCAATCATCATAAACTTTGTTAATACCTTCTAAATCAACTTTTTCGGGTACGAGAGTCTCAGAATTTACAAATGTATCCATTTCTTAGTTTTAATTTCCTCTGCTTTGTTTTTATATTGACCATTATAACCAGAATGCTCAATACTTACTCTACCCTCGCCGCAAAGAAAAACACAATCGCCTTCGTCATCATAGTTTACATTGCCACATTTTAAGCATTCCATTAAAAATACCGGCCATTTTTTTGGGTTTTCCATTCTTCTTTCCCTTTCATAATTGTTCTTGACATTCCGTAAATTCTATATATATGTCGAAGTCCTCTATGATTAAGTCAGCCCCGCCCCCGTTGGGGGTTTAGGTACTTTGGGAGACGGCCCCCCTAAGTCCTTGTCTTTAATAGCCTTATGTAAAGACTTGACTATACTTATGTCTGATATATCCACATTTCTATCCGCCTTACTCATTACTACGCCCTTATCAGCCTTAGCCATCATAGCCTCAAGCATGAACACAGCTGGATGCACCTTAGACCTTGCGTGCAGGTCTATGGTCTGGCCCTTGTTGGTATGCTCACGTAGGCTCATTACTACTCCTTTCTTCAATGAAAGCTCTGGCCGTATCGCCGGGCTTGCTGACCCGGATGTTGCCCTTGGCTGTCCGCTCGGGTTGCATTATACATTCTTTGGGTATCGGAGCTAATTTTGTCGAACGCTGCTTTGTCGAACCCTGCTCCGCTCGCTTCTGTCGAACCCAATCACGATGGGCCTCTTTCTGCCTGTCCTTAAACATTACCCTGTATCCTTCAATCCTTCCAGTAAACGCCACTTAGCGTATCTCTCGGCCTCTTTTTTGCGTGCTTCAGTTAAAACCTCTTGTTCTGTTTTAGAGGCATTATCGGCAGCAAAGTAATCAGCGTTCTTTGCTTGGTTTTCGCATATCCTTACATAAGTGGCTCTGTCAATCAAATTTCCATCCTTATTTTTGCACTGGTCCTTGGCATATTCAAAGTCGGCGTTCACCGTTTCAATCGTGTTCTTTTTCTTGCCTTCAAGAGCTTTGAGTCGGTAATCTATGGCTTTTTGAATACCGTTATTTACCGTTATAAATCGTCCACAATTATTCTTTGCGCCCTTTTCAGTGTAACCTGCTGCTACCATTGACTTTAAGCAGTTCCCTTTAGTCTCTCCCTCTGTGTAGTATTGAACGAATAGTGTTTGCTTGAAGTTCATTGTTTAACCTCTGGTTCCCTTATTATAACGCCTTGCTCAATCAGTTTGTCAAACCTATGCTGTTCTATGGCATTGTCGGCCATTTCGTAAGCCCTGCGGCGTGCTGTGGCCTGTAATAGTTGCTCTGTGCGTTGTCTGCGCTTGTTCATTCAAACGCCTTCTTTAACTCAAATAATGTAGTTTTCTGAAATAGGTCTATATCTTCAAGAGATTGACTTTTCTTTTTTGCTTTTACAGTGACATAATGCCCTCCATCTAAACTCTCCAACTTCTCATTCACTTGGCTTATCAATCCTTCAATCTCCTCGATTATCATAATTCCTTTGTTTGCCGATGAGACACCCCTTGATACAACAGCCTCCGTTTGGCAAGATAAACAATCACATTCAGGTTGTTTCAGATTTTCTCTTTCAGTTGGTTTTCTATTTATGTTGTCCATTTATGCTCTTATGCTACTTGTGGGTATTCCTGTCATTGCATCAAACCAATAACCACAAGGTCGGCACTTTTTACAATGCCATTTGTAGCTTCGCTCTTTCCATACTTCAGGATAACATCTATTTTTCCAATGTTTCCAACTGCAAAATAACCATTTCTTTAATAAATAGGTCATTTTTCTCTTATGCTGTCTAAGTAAGCTATAATACTCTAACTTCTTTCCTACGTGTTTTCCTTGCGTTTCCTTTTACTAATTGAACAGCAGCAATTTCTTCATGTAATAAACTTCCTTCACTTGGTTCAAATCGTGTATATCCACAATAGCAACATATCGGCCTAAATCTGCTGGCTCCTTGTCGCCTTGACGGCATCTGAAATTTACCACAATTACAACATACTATTCGCCGCCTTGTGCTTTTACCCCCTATTACTTCATTAGATATTGCATGTCCCATTTTAACTTACACCCAGGCTATGTTATATTTTAGCTTAAGAATCTTTGTTTTGTCCATAAACCACTTATAAGGTGTATTGCCTTTCTTTCTCCATTTACCATTTACTAATCTTAAGCGTCTTTTACTCATTATTTCAATTCGGTTCAGATTTTAGGAAACTTTCCCCCTACAAAAGAGGAGGAAAGTTAAAACTCTTCAATTTCGGACGAGTTTTGAGGCTCTCCCTGTACTGTTTAGCCCATTTCGGTACGGTCGATACCAGCTCCCAAAGTACAGCCAAGCTCAAATACTATTTTAATACTAAAAATATACTGATTAGTATTCGGCCAACAGTAGGGGTTAATTCTGTTGGTCTTATAATGCCTAATATCTACTAAGCCGATATTTTAAGCTCTGCGCCTGTCCGCAGACCAGACTGGGCGCAGACAGCCATAAATCAAATAAAAAAAGGCTTGTCAGCCCTGATTTTCACCAAAGCCGACAAACCCCTAATAGCAGAGGCAAGAGTCGAACTTGCGTGTAACAGCTTATGAAACCGTGCTGGAGCCACTCCAGTCCACTCTGCGATATTATCTTTTATCATATCAGCATCCCTGCATAATATGTTTTATTACAGGCCGCAACGCTAAGGCATTTCACCTCAGAACTTCCCGCCAATATTCGCGCTTCTTGACGGTTGCTTTTCTTAAGCTACGTCGCGATATATTTGGTGCTGCCAGCAATAACAGTCGAAACACCAGGCAAGCATAATTCGCTATGCGTTTAGTTACTCACTGCTATCGGTCGCGACTCCAGCAGCACCTAAAAACACAAATTAACACCAAAATCAGAGGATGTCAAATTAAATTCTATTTTTTTTTATCTTTTTTTTGGGATATGATAAAACATATCATTAAGCAAATCTCCAGACGTATATCTGATTTCAAAGTTTATCTTCGGGTATAACTCAATAAACTTCTGATATTTGTGTCTATTGTTGCTAAATGCTTGTTGGGAACCAGATACTTCGATAAAAATATTACGCTCTCCATCGTAAAAGTCTGGTGAATATTTCTCATTGCCAAGCCGGAAAGTCCCTGGCTGATATATCCAGTTTTTATGCTCAAAAAAGTTTTTAATAAAATCCATTTCTGAACAATACCTTGATGGTGCAGTGTTATTTTCAAATCCCTTACCTCTTCTGTACTGTTGATAACATCGCTTACATCTTCTCCATTTTTTAACCTCAACAGGTCTGTTGCCGCAACTTATGCACATATCTTTCATTTTGTCTCCTTACTAAATCAATTCCATTTAATTACAAAACTTATTAAATCATATCTTTTGTGTTTTGTCAATACAATTTTATGAGAAAATACTACAAACTTTATCTTTATATCTCACATAGACTTATATCAATATCAGCCTTGACAACTATCTTTCTAAAGATTTTTTTATAGACAAAGAGCCAAAATGCCGATAGAATATGTATAATTAAAAATCAATTATCAACTTAATAAGGAGCCGACAAAATGAATATTGCACAAACAATCGTACAGCAATTAGGACACAAGGCACTATTTATGATAGGTGCTAAAAATCTAATTGCTGGCAAAGATTATCTGCAAATGAGATTGGGACGAAACGCAGGTAATTGGAATGCGCTTAAAATCGCATTGAACGGATTAGACCTCTACGATATGACATTCTATAAAATCCGTAAGCTCACAGTAACAAAAGAGAAAACCGTTGATAATATCTATTGTGACCAACTTCACGATATTATCGAAAGCGAAACAGGTATGGCAACAAGTTTATAATTAGCCATAAGAGCCGACAATGAAAAA